TACTTTGATGGCGAGGCGGATGTCTGGGAGAAATTACCATGAACCTGCACACCGATGACGAACTGATGCACTGGGTGTTCGGCATCATCCACGCTGAGCCCACTCGCTCCGGCGACTTTCTCTGGCACCTGGCCCAGGCCGCGGTGCGGGCTGACGCCGAGTCCTACGCCGCCCTGCGGCCGACGCTCATGGTGCTCCGGGAGCGCTTCCCTGAGTACCGGTGCAAGTGCCACGCCTTCAGAGGCGAGGAGCAGCCAAAATGACCGGGCAGCAACGCATCGCCCTAGCCTTCCCCTGCGTCGAAGCAGAGCAAACCATGGACCGCCGCTTCTACTGGGTTCTGGCCAGCTGGAGCCTCTGCCTGACCATGAACGTGGGGTTTGAGTGAATTGAGTTCTTTGATGGGTGGCCCGTGTGGCACGCCTCGATCGCCAGCCTGGACCGCAAGCAGCAGCGTACCTTGCACCTCTCGGAATGGGATAAGAGCATGCATAACAAGGCAGCCAAGATCCTGACCGACACCCTGAACGGCGTGGGCGGCGACTGGCAGATGTGGGAAGATGGCGACTGCGCCAAGCACGCCAGGCGCCGGCTTACCCCGGCCGAGATGCGGCTCCTGCTCCTAATCCTGCCCGCGGCGCCGGTATTCACCCACGGCAAGGCGCTCGAGGCGATAAGATGACCACAAATGAGCACAAAAGCAAAAGGCGATTCGTGTTGGGATAAGGCGGCGCCTGATGAACCGCTGTTCGTTCTCAGAGCGCAAGACGTAACTGCTCCTGAAGTGATTGAATTCTGGGTAAGTATCAATCCTCAAATTCACTTCACACCGAAGGCATACGAAGCGCAAGCATTGGCGGATTCCATGCGCCAATGGCAAAACAGAAAGCTTGCTGATTAAAATTGAAAAATTCTGAAGATCCGAAACCCGGCCCGGCAGCTCTACGCGCTATGGAAATACAACTGCGCAAATGATCGCTGGGAGTATGAGCATCTTCAACAGCAGTTGGAATATGTGGCAAAACTTCAGGAAGATTCGGCGAGGAAACGAGTCGCCGCCGTCAAGGTAAGTGGAAGAGCAGCTTCCCGGCAGTCAAAGACGGCTGTAGGCTGCCGGTGAAAAACCTTAAAAATTCAAAATTTTGTGGACATTCGGGGGGCGAATGAGGGCCGACGAGCGCCCGAATTGGGGCCCGCCCCCGGCCGTTAGGGTCCCCTTTGAGGGTGGTTACTTCAAAACAGTTTGATCGCCTGAACAAGATCGGTTCGGGTGTGTGCTAACATATTGCAACCAAGCAGACGCGACCCACAAATGCACCAGTCCGGACGCCTCGCGCGTAGCATCTCACCGAAGCTTCGCCCTGCCGGCATCCATATCAGCCATTACCTCGGTGCTGGTTACCCTCAGAATCCCCATCTGTCAAGCTCCAGTAGCGTTCTTTACAGGATTCGAGCGTAAGGGTCGTATTCCTGACGCTGTCGCTGCCGATTCATCCCTGGAAACCTCATTCCTGCCGGCGTATCAGGGATCGCGAACGTAAGCGCTAAAGCATCAGCCAGGTCGGGCGATTTGCCGATGCGCTTCTTGATCTGATCCTTAGCCTCGATCTGAAACTTCCCATTAGCAAAGAAGTAGGTCGGCGCCGTGAGCTCAGAGATGATCTCCGGCAGCTGCGGCAGACAGCCGTTTTCCTTCACCCATTCGGCCATTTTCATCCACATTTCAGCCCGCAGATTGACGTACCGAGGATTCGCGCTGGGTTTGTCGAATTGCACTGCAATCGGCGAATGTCCGCTGGATCGCAGCACATCGATCGCTCCATGTGCCCATCCAACCGTGTCATCGAACAATTCCTGGCAGCTTTGAGGTCCCAGAATGACTGCATTGGTGGAGTTGTTTTGAGCGTTCCACTCCAGCTTTTTAGCCATCACGCGACTGGCAATATCGACTGAAACCGATGAGCCTCGAGAATGCCTCATCACAATCGGCAGAAAAGCGCAAATGCCTTGCCGGGGAAAGATGACGGTGCGATCATCGCCGAATCTTGCAACATCAACACCCAGCCGTTTTTCGCTCCAATCGAAGCTCTCAATCAGCGCGTTGCGATTCATAGCTGTTTCGACTTCATCGACGCTCAGCAGCGCGTTGATCGATCCTGGCGGGAATTGCCCAAGCACATACGCCATCACCCAGGGATTATCTCTTCCGTAGAGCGCGATTTGCTGTTTCGCCCAGTCGAGATTTACCCGCGGACTGCGTTTAGAATCATCTGGATCGCCGGTGATTGAAACCACATCCCAGTGATCTCTCTGGTTGGTACACACCTCATAAAGCATGCCAACCTGGCTGGTCGTGTTGCCGGCGGTGATGATCAGACCATCTTCGCAGCTGGTGAGACCTTGTTCAGCCGATCGCAGCATGTTGGGTGGAATGTCGCCCGATTCATCGATCAGGTAAAAGGGGAATCGCGAATGCATTCCGCTGAGTGTTCTGCCGATGGTTTCCTGGTCCGCTGTTTTGTTCCAGCCTTTTGCCGCCAGAAAGAACGTTTCCGGGTGATCGATGGCCGTAATGCGCTCTTTGTTCCACTGAAACGTCTGCAGCAGAAACGGCGATTCGCTCTGCCATCTGGCGAGTTCAGCCCAAAGATTGTCGCGGAGATTATCGGAAGTAATTGAAACCGCGGATCCTTTGGGATGCTCCTTGAGAGTCGAGAAGCACAACAGCCGATGCCATCCCGCCCAGGCTAGCACCGCGGTTTTCCCAGGCCCAGCGCAGCTTTTCATGGCAACGTGCTTTCGCCCTGGCTTGGCCATGGCATTCAGCACATCCGCTTGCCAGGCATCCGGTTCGGCGTGGAATAGCTGGCGCACAAACTGGATTGGATCCGCTCGCCAGCGCCGAATGCGCTCCGTCACCCGCTGCATGTTGGCGGTGTGCACTTATTCTTCGCCAGAGCGAGCTTCGATTTGCTTGATGGGCTTTTCGGGCTCCGATTCCTCATCGCCGGAGATCAAAGCCGCCAGAGTGATCATGCCCGAATGACGGAGATCCCTTTGGTCGCGCCATTCTTCCGGGCGGCGATTCTTTAGCCAGAAGATGCAGGACGCCGTGTCCCCATCTAAAGCCTTTTTATAAAGCGCCCTCGCAACCTTAGCATCGGCATTTTCCCGTCCCGATTTAAGAGCCTCCGAAAACCTCGGGATTTGAGTCTTCCATAAATAGAAGGTTGATTCAGTAACTCCAATAAAATCAGCGATTTGTTTGTCTTTTGCGCCCAAGAGACAGTAGTTAGTCGCGAGGGCATTAAACTCCGGCTTGTAGCTGGTTGGCCGGCCGCCGCCGAAGCCGCGGCCTACGCCTGTGGACTTGGTCATGACACCAAAGCTTTCCACCGCGCCGGCGTTTGCGCCCTGCGCTGGTATTGAAGGATTTTCTTTACCGTGGGGAGCGGCAGACTGAACTCTTTCGAGCAGGCCGCATAGCTGATCGCGTCGTCTTCATGCCGCTCGCGAATGAGATCGATCACTGCATCCGGAATATGCGCATTGAAGTGCGTCTCTCCAATGCGATGGCCTCGCTCATTGACCGCCACCATCGTCCGGATCATGCGATCCTCCGGAACTCGCCGTGATAGAGCTCAGCAGCTCCCCGGTATGCCGCGGCCGCCTCTTTAGCTGCCTGGAAGGAGCCCAGATGAATTCGCCGGCGATCTTTCATAATCGTGGCCACATAGAGCCCGCTCGATTTATCCCAGCAAACACCTTTGAACCCCGTCGTGCTATCTCTTCGCAGGCGGCTGTTAGCCGCGTTTTGGGAGTAGTTTGCAATCCGTAGATTTTCGCGGCGATTATCTAAAGGATTCCGATTAATGTGGTCACCAACGCGCTTGCCGTCCGATTCCAGACCAAGCAACACCCGGTGCATGTAGAGGTAGGTTGTTCTATTGCCTAACGATATTCGCCGCGCTACATACCACAAGCCTTTTCTTCCGTCCGCGGCGTGCCACTTCCACTGTGCCAGAAAGTCGTAATCAGCCCAATCGACGATCGCGACTTGCCCCTTGGTTAAAGGGATATACGCGCACAGGACAGGAGTCGTCGCCATGTTCAATCCTTTGGCTGAGATTGACTGTGACTATGACTGTGACTATGGCGTGGGGAGAATAGGCAACCACACCATAGCACAGACCTCGATGCGCCGGCTAGCATTAGGTGTTCCGCGGTCCTAGTCTTGCCGCGGAGCAACACCGCGCGGTGGTCTCCGCGGGGTTTGGGAGCCTCCAGGAGAGAAAGCTGCCGCGCGGAACCTCCAACGCCACTTCCTTACTGCATCACGCCATGACATAATGACGTCATGAATAAAATGTCTCAAAGACAGCAAGCACTGTGGGCCTGGGGAACATTCTCCGGACTTGTATTTTTGGTTGCGTGGCACGAAGACCACTGGAGCTTCCACAAGCTTTGGTTCCTGCTCCTGTTCTCCGTAGCTTTTCCCCCTCTCGCTTTAGTCATCCCGGCAATACAGGTCTGGATGGAGGAAAGAAGGAAGAGAGCGCGCTGCCAGCATTTTGGAAAGGCCCGATGAAAACCCTCACCCTCCTGGGCCAAAAGGGCGGCAGCGGCAAAACCACACTGGCTGTCCATTTGGCCGTTGCCGCCCAGGAATGCGCCGAAACGGTGGTCGTCATCGACACCGATCCCCAGGAATCGGCTGCCACCTGGAATCGCGCCCGCGAGGCCAAAACACCGATCGTCACCCGAGTGTCAGCCTCCGGCCTGGCTATGGTCCTCGATATCGCCCGCCGAGAGAAAATGACCCTGGCGGTCATCGACACCGCCCCTCACACCGCTCCCGATGCCGCCAAAGTGGCCGCGCTTTCAGATCTGGCCGTCATTCCCTGCCGGCCTACCGCCTTTGACCTGGTGGCCGCGGCGCGCTCCGTCGCGATGGTCAGAGCTCTAGAGGTCCGGGCGGTGTTTGTGCTCTCCGCCTGCCCGGTGAGGGCTCCAGAGATCGCCGAAGCTCGAGAGGAGCTGGCCCAGTACGGACTTCCCATCTATCCCGGAGAAATCTCCGAACGCCGGGCATTCTCGCGCGCCATCTCCAGCGGTCACGCGGTCACCGAATTTGAAAGCGCAGGAAAAGCCGCCGCCGAGGTTCGCCGCCTCTGGCGATGGCTTAAGGAGCAGATGAAATGACCGTCAAAGAACTTCACGAACTGGTAGAAGAGATCGGCGCCCATGTGCGCACCCTGGCACAGCAGCAGAACATCATCAATAAGCTACTCACCGAGGGAATCTCGAAGACCGGCGAACAGGTACATGCGCTGCTCGTGGTCTCCCAGCGCCACAAAGAACGCCTCGATAACCTGGATGGAGAACAATCATGAAGAAAACTAGCAAACTCGCCCGCCCTAATGCCCTTGGCGGACTGGCAGCCTTCTCTCAGAAGACCGCCGCGGCCGTCATAGATCCGCCGGCCAACAAACGCTCGCGCGGCCAGGGCGAACACGTAGCCATCACCGTCCGCCTTCCCAAAGACGCCTGGATGCGCTTGCAGATGTTTGCCATGTCCGAAGGCCTCAGCTTGCAATCACTCGCCGTAGCCAGCTTTAATCGAGAATTGGCGGCCAAAGGACTGCCGCTTCTGAACGTATAGAGAAGCAGGGAACATTGCATTTTGTGAACATCGAAACGGTGGAGGAGATATGCCTAAGCCCGACTTCCTCATCTGCGGCGACATCAGCACCGAGGACAGCATGCTCGACCAGTGCTCTAAGTGCGGAGCACTGGTCTACCCCACCATCGGCAGCCATGCTCGCGCCCGACGCGAAGAAGTTCCTCTGCTCTGCATCCCCTGCTGGAGAAAGCTTCCTAACCCTACCTTCGGCGGAATGATGCACCACGGGAAGATGCTGCCCGAGCGACTAGCTAAGCAGATTCACGAAGATTTTCAAAAGGCGCTCGCCGATGGGAAGTAAACCCCTTAGTCAGACCCCTAGCGCCGACTTGTGCTACTGCGGAATCTGCTGGCCAGGACAGGCCGATGGCGTTCGTCTGCACTATTGTGATCTCAAGCTAGGACACAAGAGCGCTCACAAATGTCACTGCGGAGAAGAACTCAGGCGCTCAGAAACTTCTCCTCGTCCCAGTTCCACAAGCCCACCAGCCCGTTCTCAGCTTTGAAAACTTTCGCCGCAATTCCTCTGGGATTCTCTAAATGAAAACCGATCGACTTGCGGATCCTAGTCTTGGTGTGCTCCTCGATTTCTTCTGGAGAAGCCTCCGCGAGCGTATTAGGTTCGCGACGAAAGCCTCCTCGCCAAAGAGCTTCGGCGATCTCCTCCGTCTGCGCAGCTTTTTCCTTCGTGGTTAAAAATTGCTTGATCGCAGAACGCACGTCCTTAAAACGAGCAAAGCCTTCCGCCGCTGAAGGAATCATGTCGAGGGCTTTGTCTAAGGTGCGTATGACCGTAACAGTTTCCTTCCGCCGCTCGCGGTCACATTCGTCGATAAGCTCGAAAAGAAGACGCGCTCTCATGCGCACAATATCTTGACGCTCAGACGTCTCTGTCATGGATGGCCTGGATGCTACTGTTGTCCGATCTGGGGGAAGTGGAACATTGGATGTGATGCTCATTCTTACCATCCTATTACTCCAAAATAAAGTCTATTTCAATGTCATGCCACAAAGAAAAGGCCTCTGCGACAGACAGAATCACGTCGTGCACCTCTTCTCGGGGCTCGCCCGATTCGTCCCAAGCCATGCTTAAACGAGCTTGAATCGTGCGCAGAAGATCCAAAGGGACCCCCGAACCGTTGCGCTTCAGAGCCTCCGCAAGATCAAAGAGCAGCAGCGATTGCTTCATTACACCCTTGATTCCGCCTCTGTCTTTGATCTTGAGCAGAATGTCAGCCTCGGACATGGTCGCCCAGCCTGGGTCGGCTACCAAATCCTGCAACAGCATTTGAAAACCTTCATCAATTTCGTCACGGCGATGAGAAAAGCCATCGGGGGAGGCTTCGAACATTTCAGATCTCCTTCCACGTAGCTCTCTGCGGAGCTGCGCATTGAGTAGACCATGAACCACAGATAGACGACGACTGGGGAAACTACTTATTTGGCGTCGCTAGTGGCGTAGTCGGAACAATCGGTCTCAATCGTTACCTGCCGCTCCTGCCATTCGGCCACGTCGGGCTCCGCGTACACCACCGCCGACTGGGGCGAAGGACCGAGCTTCTTATAGCGCGGGCCGCGGCGGCGCAGGCGCATGTAATTCAACTGGTCCTCGCTAATTCCCAGGATCGGGCTCAGCTGCTTGGGGGTGAACCATCTAACAACCTGTTTTGGCGTCTCTTTGTCCATGACAGCGTAAAACTCCCATGAACATTATGCACAGACGAACGGCGCAAAACGAGGAAAACAAGGGCTTGACACCCCTCTCCCCGTCCAAATAGGATGGCCGCCTGTTCATGCCTAGAACGGGCATAGACTACAGGGTACAAGCTCCATGCCAGAGTCAAAGTCTGTAGACCCCGCCTCCGCCCGTCAGTATGAGATCGCCGTCCAGAGCCAGGCCCTGGAGCGCATCGACCAGTTAGAGCGCTACGCCCGGCAGTGCGAGCTCCGAGCCGCCAGCGCCGCCCTCGATGCCGTGGACGCCGAGGCCCTGCTCGATGCCGCCCAGGAATACCGCCGGCAGCGCGACGAGCTCCTCCAGGCTTTTTACCCCCTCGGCAATGTGCTCACCCGCCCTGAAGCTTGTGGCGGGCTCACCGAGACCGTCGACCGCCGCCAGCGCCTGGCCCGTCGCGCCGACCTCTACTTCATCGCCCTGGCGCTCCTAACCCTGGCCATCATCGTGTGGAGGATTTGGTAAATGGCAATCGAGCTTGTCACCCAGCTCAAAGCTTCTCTCGAAGCCCACGATCGCAGCCAGTACATCGGCGGATCCGACATGGCGGCCATCATCGGCTGCTCACCCTGGAAAACCCCCTACCAGCTGTGGCTGGAGAAGGTTGGACAGTACGTCGAGCCCATCGATCCGGAGCGGGAGAAACTCTTTCGCCGCGGTAAACTCCTCGAGCCGGTGGTCCTCGAGATGGCGCGCCAGGAATACGGGCTCGAGATCCTGGCCACCAACAAACGCTACTACGACGCCGAGCTGCCCTTCCTGTCCTGCGAGGTCGACTTCGAGTGGCAGGATGTCGACGGCCGGCAGAATGCCGACGTCAAGACCGTTCACCCCCGGGTGGCTTATCAGTGGGGCGAGCAGGGGACCGACGACATCCCGGTGTACTACACGGTGCAGTTTCTGTTCGGACAAATGATCACCGAGCGAGAACGCACCCTGTGCACCGCCTTGATCGGCGCCGACGACTTGCGGGTCTATCGCACCGAACGCGACGAGGATGCCATCACCTACCTGCGCGGGAAGGCCATCGACTTCTGGGACATGGTCCAGACCCGGACCCCGCCCCCCATCACCTCGATCGAGGATTGCAACCTGGCCTGGCCCCAGGATTCGGGCAAGGCGATCCAGGCTACCGCGGAGATCGAGGAGATGATCGCCCGCCACAAGATGATCAAGAAGAGCCTGGCCGGCGATGAAGCCAAATGCAATCTGCTCGAGCTCGACATCTTCAAGTTCATGGCCGACTCGACCGAGATCGTCGACGGCGCCGGCCGTAAGCTGGCCACCCGCAAACTCCAGCAGAGGGCCGCCTATACCGTCCAGCCGGCCACCTTCCGCGTGTTTCGCGCCGCCTAAATAACCCGATATCTGGAGGGCGGAAATGGCAATAGCGCTCAGCGAAGTCTTAGCCCTGGGAGCTCTAAGTAAAACTCCCTTCAGCTGCCCCTATAGCCACGCCTATAGACACCCCAGAGAATGCCCCTGCCGGGGAACCAAGCGGGTCAAGACCTGCAGTCGCTGCGAAGGCGCAGGGTGGCATAACGGCGACTGCTGCCACCAGTGCGGCGGCGTCGGCGTCCTGAGTGTGCCCCAGGAACCTAAACAACCAACAACTCCCACCCAAGGAGC